CCATCATTACAGAACGAAGTATCATTCGTGGTACTTATGTAGGTACTCCTCTGGTCTTTCAGTTTGACAAGGCGGCTGATAATCTAGGAAGTTTCGCACCTCGAAGCATAACAGCTTGGGGACGATTAGTATTCTTTTTATCAGATGACGGTTTCTATATGTTTGATGGTATCAATGTGAAGCCTATCGGAGCGAACAAGGTTAACAAGTATTTCTTCAATGACTTGATTGGAGCAAAACTAGATGGAATTTGTGCAGCGATTGATCCTAAAAATACCACAGTCATGTGGAGTTATGCAGGAGAAGGATTTGACGGTTCCACCAATAACAAGCTAATGATTTACAATTACAGTTTGGATCGTTGGTCCACAGGGGAAATTGATTTTGAGTTTATGAATACATCAGCTCAAGAAGCCTTTTCCTTGGATGCCCTTGATGAAATTTCAACGGATTTGGATGCACTTCCTTATTCCCTGGATTCATGGGCTTGGCTGGATGGCGATATTGGCATAGGTGGTTTCAATGGTTCTCATAAGTTTGGAAAACTGGCTGGAACTAATGCCACGGCAACCATAGACACAACAGAATTTGAAGGAGCAAAAGGAAGGCGTTCCACCCTTACATCGGCAACACCGATTATTGACGGAGGAACAACAACCATAACACCAATTACAAGAGCAAGCCAAGCTGACACCCAAACAGTAGGAACAGCAGTCAGCATGACAGATACAGGAACAACACCGATACGGTCAACAAGCCGTTTTCATCGTTTGCGATGCACATCAACAGGATCATTCACCACCCTCAAGGGCGTGGATGTATCCGCTAGACCAGAAGGATTACGATAATGGCAAGACCTAAAAAGAATTGGATTCAAGGAGCAGTTAAGAAACCAGGAGCATTGCGAGCAACTGCTAAACGCATGAAACTGATTAAAGGTAAAGAAAAATTATCAAGCAAAGATTTAAACATTATGGCAAAGAAAGCTAAAAAAACAGGAAATACAAAACTATCAAGAAGGGTTAATTTAGCAAAAACATTCAAGAAAATGAGGAAGGGATAATGGCAACAACAATTACAGCAGCAACCTTAAAGGTTACAATCAAGGAAGAAATTTTATTAAATAACATAGACCAGGGAAATGAAAACATTCTTTCCATCTCTAGCATTAACGAGATTTCTCACCGCATTGTTACGCTGCCAAGCGACAACTCAACAATAGCATTAATGGATTTCAGTACCGTAGCAGGTGCAGGACAATTCATTACAGGTGATGTTAAGTATATTCGTATCACTAATAAGGATGATACTTATGGAGCATATATCAATCTTACAGGAGCTGCGGAGAACGCTTGGATAGTAGTGGATGCAGGAAAATCCCTTATTGTAAGCGGAGCTTCCTCGATGTTGGATGCAGTAGCAAGTGGAACGGTAGCCGCTCCAAGTGTGGCTGATTTAACTTCGGTTAAAGGACAATCCATTACTTCGGCTCAAACAGTAGATTTGGATATTTATGTAGCGTCTGTGTAATGGCTGTTAATCAATATCCATTAGCACCCTTATACTTACCAGACAATGACGAGCATTTGCGTATTGTAAGTGTTTATCTCAATAACACCATTTCTGGGAAACTGAACTCCACAGGAACGGTAACTTTAACAGCGAGTTCAACGACAACTACTTTAACCGATGCAAGAATAGGTGGTAATAGTGTTATTTTGTTTATGCCGATTACGGCAAACGGAGCAACAGCCAGAGCTAACTTGTATGTATCGGCTAGAGCGGATGGGAGTGCGACTTTAACCCATGCCTCAAGTGCAAACACAGACCAAAACTTCGCCTACATCATCATCGGATAGTGAAATATCCTTTGTTCCCATAGAGCATATTGGACCCTTATGGAAACAGGTTGAAGGACATTTGGAAAAACCATTGGAGATGGACGGCAATGCCTACACCTCCCAGGATGTTCTCAACAGTCTAATTAACGGCAAGATGCAGTTATGGATTAGTTGGAGCAAGAAAAAAGAAAAAGTGGAAGCAGCCATTGTTACAGAAATAGTGGACTATCCGCAGAAACGAGCTTGTCGGTATTTTCTCGCAGGAGGAGATAACATGAAAAGCTGGTTTAAAAAAATTAAAAATGAAATTGAACAATGGGCAAAACTTAATAAATGCCATCGCATAGAATTAGTTGGCCGCAAGGGGTGGTCAAGATGGCTCAAGGATTACACGCCCAAACACATAGTATTAGTTAAGGAAAATTTATGAGTAAAGGAGCAGGAGAAGCAAGATCAGTTCAGAACATTGAACCGTGGGCAACGCAACAGCCCTATCTGACAAAAGGATTTGAGAGAGCAGAATCATTATACGGACAACCAGGACCAAGTTATTATCCAGGTCAGACCTATGTAGGATTCTCTCCACAGACGGAAACCGCCCTAACTGCGGCACAAACACGGGCAACGGCAGGCTCCCCTTTACTGCAACAATCCCAAGCCGAATTACTCAAACAAGCACAAGGACAATATTTATCACCAGCAACCAATCCTTATTTACAGGGACTATACAACCAAATGGCAGGTGATGTAACCGCAGGCGTACAGTCTGAATTTTCTAAAGCAGGACGATACGGTAGCGGTGCGAACCAAGCCGTGCTCGCAAGAGAGTTAGGAAATTTAGCCAACCAAGTCTATGCCCCACAATATGCGGCAGAGCGACAAAACATGCAGAATGTCCTATTCCAAGCACCACAACTCGCACAAGCAGATTATCAAGACATTGGAAGATTAAGACAAGTGGGAGCGGAAAGAGAAGGATTGCAAGAAGCGGCATTAGCCGATGCGATGCAACGATACCAATACCAGCAACAACTGCCTTATGAAAAGTTAAGAGCCTATCAAGGAGCAACTGGTGGTTCCTATGGACAAACAGGAGAAAGAATACAACCCCTTCAACGAAACCTTGCAGCAGGACTACTTTCTGGTGGACTGGCAGGAGCAGAGATTGGAAGTATGATGGGTTCAGCTAATCCTTACTGGGCATTAGGTGGTGGATTACTAGGAATGTTACAATAATGGGATTATTAACAGATTCATTTAAGGAAAAATTAACCAGCACACTTTTAAGTTCTGATCCCCGTATGAGTAGTATTCGTACAGGGATGTTAGAAAAATTAGGACCGATGGCAGGAAAAAGACCCGTAGCCCCAACCTTTGGTGAATTAGCAGCAGGTCTTGTTTCAGGAAAAAGACAAGGGGAAAGAGATTATCTTCAAGAAGAATTAGCAAAAACAGAGTTAGTAACTTTAGATAATGGTGATTTAGCCACATATAACAAGATAACAAAAGAATTTGATGTATTGCAGGAAGGAACTGCAAAACCTACTAACCCTAAAAGTTATAAAAATATAGAAACTGATGAATTTAGGTCTATGACAGCATCAGACTATGCTTCACTTCCTATTGAAGAAAGACAAAAATGGCTACCAGCAGATATTGAATTATCAGGTGCAGATATAGACCCAACAGGAAAAAGAAATTTTGAAGATTTGATGGTTGGCTACACTCAAAATGATATAAATTTACAAGAATTAGATAAATTATTACAAAATGATTTAACATTTACTGCGGCAATTCCAAAAACTATAAATAATGCTTTATCAAGTATTGCAGCTAATATTTCTCAAGGTTTCCAATGGTTTGAAGATGATGGTGAAACTGTTGAAACAACAGAGGTTGATGTACTTGATGAAAATAGAGGAAGAATTAATGAAATTGCACAAGCATCTGGAGTGGCAGATTCTTTAATTATTGCTACTGCTTATACTATAGCTGCTAATTTGAATCCAGATGGAAGAATTTCAGATAAAGACTTTAAGTATGCTCTTGAATCATTGGTTGGTAAAACTAAAGATAAAAATGTAATGAGAGCCATTATTCAACATAATATTAAAATGAATAGAAAAAGAGCACAAAATCAAATTAACCTAGCTAATCAATTTAATAGAAATCCTTTAAATAAAACTATGGGGGATTTATTCCCAGAATGGGAAACGACAATACAAACTGAAACAGAAACTTCGGTTCCTGATGATTATGACGAGTTAGGTATTCTTTAATATGGTAAGCATACAAATACAAGAATATAAAAAACGGCACCCTGAATACAAGGATATAGACGAAGGTAAGTTAGCGGCAGCTCTATATAAAAAAAAATATGCTGATAAAATATCAGAAGCAGAATTTTATGAAAGAATTAATATTAAAACAGGTTTCACGGGACAACCACAAAGAGTTCTTGACTATGAAGAATTAGATAAAAAAAAGAAAGAAATATTAGAAAAATCAGCTATTCCACAAATTATACCTGATCCTTCCGAATATATACCTGGAATGAAATGGTTAGAAAGAGCAGGTGGGAAAGCCATAAGGGATATTGTTTCAGGAGTAACCACCTTACCGACAGATATATATGCGTGGGGAGCAGAAAAAATAGGTTTGCCTGGGGCAGAAAAAGCAGCAGAATTTTCTGAAAAATTAGAAACATCAATTCCCGATGTCAAAGTTACATCAGGACAAGATATAGCCGCAACATTAATGCAATATGGATTACCCGCACAAGCAGCATGGAAAATAGTTGATACGGCCATTAAAAGTAAAAAAGCAAAAGCATTAAAAGATTCTTTGCCTGTTATTAAAAATTTATCAGGAAAGCCACAGAAAGTTTTAGAGTATGCTTCTAAAATATTAGGGGTAACTGCGGCTGATATAGTTGTTACTCCTGGTTCTGAAGCAGAAACTTTTGGAACGGTTATTGGTAAAGGTCCTACTGAAATTAAAACAGGTGATCCTAATTTAATTAAACGAGTAAAATTAGGAGCTGAAACATTGGTAGCCGCTCCTGGAATTGATTTGGCTATTCGAGGTGTAATCGGCCCCATATTAAAAGCAGGAAAAAGAGGAGTTATTGATCCTTTTACTAAAAAAGGACAGGAAAGAGCATTAGGAACATTTTTAGCTGAAGAAGCTGGAATTATCAAAGGTTCTGGTAAAAAACAAACTGTAGATTTTGTTAAAAAAGATGAAATATTTAAAAATATAGATGAAAGTATTGAACTAGCAAAAAAAACAGAAACCTTTCCCACTACAGGAACAGGATCAAGAAATATTCAATTAATTGCCATTGAAAAAGCACTAGGAGCCAAAGGCGGAAAAACAACAGGTAGATTATTTGAAAATAAAATTAATAATTTACAAAGTTTAAATAGGCAATTAGATGATCTGTTAGAGGATCGGGTTCCTTCCGAGGATGGATTTAATTTTTTTCGTACTGAAGCAGATCGTTTAAAGTTTGAAAAATTAAAATTAGAGCAAGAAAAAATTGTTGCGGAATCAGAAGTGCAAGATTTAATAGATGCTATTGCTACTCGTTATAAGTTTAGGGATGGATCGTCTGCCAGCATTGAGCTGAATAAGATTGTCAAAGAAAGACTAAAAGCAATTACAACAAGAAAAAATCAATTATTTGACCAAATTGATCCCAATAATGGAGTGAGGGTTTCTAAATCACCTTTATTGCAAGGGATTAAAGAATTAAGTAGAAAAAAAAGTAATTTAGATTTAGCTACTCCTGAATTTAATAATTTAGAAGTAGTAAAAAAAATAAAACAAGCTGTTAAGGAGCCGAAATATAATAAAGAAGGAAAACTAATAGAAAAAGGAAGTCCTCCATTAACTTATGGAGCTTTATCCGATGTTCGACCTTCTTTATCAACAGAGATTGCAGTAGCAAGAGCTGCTAATGATGGAAAATTAGTAGATAAATTAGTAAAATTAAAAGATACTATTGAAAGATATACCGATGTGATGGCTGCTACAGGAACGCAGGCAGGACAACGAGCTAAAGAAGCATTAAATTATTATAATAAAGTTTATGTTCCTCGATTCCAAGAAAGTATAGGAAGAAAGTTTAGAGAAGCAATTCGTAAAGATAGGGCTTGGGAACCAAGTACCACAGCGTCAAAGTTCCTTTTAGGGAATAAAGGTGGTTCAACAGAAGCAGCAGAAAATTTATCTTTAATTATTAAGGAATCTGAATCTGTTACACAAGCGAACAAGGCGGTTGATGATTATATGCACTCCTTGTTAGCTCGACAAGTAATGGAAAAAAATGGAAGAATTATTCCTCGGAATGTTAGACAATTTCAAGATAATTATTCAGAAGTATTAAAGCGATTTCCCGATACAGAATCCAAATTTAAAGAATTTTATAGAGCAGTAACAACTGGACAAAAAAAAGTTACTGATGTGGAAATAAAAATTAAAGAACAATTTGATGCTACCAAACCTAACACTATTGAAAATCAATTAAGTGCAGCAGAGTTAATGCTTAATAAAAGTCCCGTAGAGGCAATCAATAATGTTATGAGTTCTGCTAACCCTGCAAAAAAAATGAAAGAAGTTTTGCAGTTGGTTAATAAAGACCCATCAGGAGAAGCATTAGAGGGAATTAAAAAAGCATTAAAAGAATGGGTGTGGGATGCCGTTACATCAAGACAGGCGAGAGGATTGCCTATATCTGAAAATGCGTTTGAATTATCCCGTGCAAGAATAAGTACAATGATAAATAATGCCAAACAAAGAAAAGCATTAAATTTATTGTTTTCCCCTTCTGAAATGAAAACTTTAGAAAATGTTCAAAAAGTTTTAGATACTATGGATGGCATTAATGCCCAAATAACCACGGGTTCTCCTACAGCTATGATTCAAGAAGCTCTCAACAGAGTTCGTATTATCATGGCCTCTTATTATGGTATTGTAAAAGGTAGAGGTATATTCAAAATTTCTGAATTTATAGGAGGAAAACTAGGATTTAGACCAAAAGAAATTGCAGAAAAATTATTAACCGATGCGATGCTTGATCCTAAACTTGCAAAAGTTATGATGGAAAATGCAACCAAAGCAAACATTAAAAGTTCCGATAAATTTATAAGAACCTATGTTACCAATAATATTATAACCGAAGGACAACCTGTAACAATTACTGAAGAAGTAGAGGAAGAAACAAATGAGTAAAATTTCAACATGGAGTACAACGGCAGCGAGTAACAACTCGACAGCCCCTGATGGCTGGCCAGAGGGAATGCCTCCTAGCGGAGTAAACAACTCTGCAAGGGAGATGATGGCTCAAATCCGTGATGTCTGGAATGACAAGGATTGGTTCATCATAGGCGATCAGGACGGATCAACGACATTCACTTATTCAAGCGGCACGGCTGTAACCGTATCCGCAACAGATGTAACGACAGTTTATCACGCCAATAGAAGGGTAAAGGTCATAGGGAGTAATACTGGTACCATCTACGGGTATATCGCTTCTTCCTCTTTTTCAACAAACACAACGATTAACTTTACTTTTGATTCTGGTAGCATTTCAGCTAGTGATGCAGCCGTAGATGTCTATGTCGGATCAAGCTATGACAATGTAGCGA